GCATCCTGCATGGTGCCGATGATCGCCGGTACGTCGGGCCGGTTGAACTCTTCCAGGACCATCATCGTAGTTGACCAGACTCGCCCTAGGTTCCCCTGTACGAGGGGGTTCTGCATCAAAAGAGAATAGAGTGTGAGAGTATCACTGCGACGGTTGTCACGATCCAGAGGACCGGACATACCAGCGACTGCCAACTCATAGTCTTGTGCCAGGGTTTGTTTATCAAGGATGAGCCTTTCCGGTTGCCCTTGTTGGTTCTGACCCGTTGTGGACATCTCGTCTGGCCCATACTGAAGGTTCAGATGGTGCCATTGGAATAGAATGTCTTCAACCCATTTGCGGACCTGCATAGCCATGAGGTCCATTCGGATATTAGCCGACTGCTGATACGCTTGCTGTTGTTTTGCAGGCACAGCCTTTCCACCGACCATGGGTTGCCCCGGTCCATCCACTCCAGTAAGTTGTCCGGCGTACTTGAGGAGCATGGACTCCTCCTGCCAGGAAGACTGGGGGACCTCGGGAAGAGCGATAAAGCCATAGTCGTCCTTTGCAGCTACTTCAACTTCGGTGTTTGGCCCCCATCGTTTCTCTTGATCCTCGAACTTGGTCCCACTGACCTTGTACCGGGGAGGGGAGATGATGAGGTCCATGTACGCTAGACGTTGGTTGTGCTGGGCAGAAGCCTCTTCCTGCAGTCCACGCAGAGATTCCGGTATTCCGAATCCATAAAATCGGTTTGGACGAGGCATGATACACAATGCCGAGAATGGCCGTTTGCCATGCCAGTACTCATAAGGTGCCCATCCTAAAAGGAACTGCGATCCGTCGTGAATCCAAAAGATGTTTTCTTCCGCAAGTCCGTCTCCGTCGAGGTCGTATTGATTTGAATGAACCCGCCAAACTCGCAGACCTCCCCGAAGTTTGGAGTTCTTTTCGCCGTTGGGGGCAATGTTCTGGGTTCCGCCATCGCCGACGGAGATAGTTCCCCCCATCTCATAAGTAGCAGTGCCCTGCGGGTCGGACCCAAGTTCATTGTCGCCCTCGGTGATATACGACCAGGCTTTTTCGGTCCACTCTTCATTTAGTGTGCCGGCGTCGATCATCTGCTGCAGTTCGTTCTGCGTGAGGTACTTCTTGATCGCTACTGCTTCGGCAGACTCGATCGAAGTGGCCCATGCAGGCATGACGATGAAGTCGCGTAGTTCAACCGGCTGGGGGTCGAACGCGTCCTTCTCGGTCACTGTCAGTTCTTCGACTGACTTCTCTTTAATCTTCTTGCCCTTGGCATCCATCACAGGCATGCCCTTGGCGTCAAGTTTGTCTTTGTATACTAAGACTTTACGCTTGACTTCCTTGCGCGTCCACACGTTTTCCATAAGACCGACACCATCGCGTGCGGAAAGGTGAAGGCTAGTGATAAAGTTTTCGAGTAAGTGGCGCTTGCGGAAGTCAGCATTATAATAACGCTCGACTTCGTGTTGCGTCCCAGCGGCCTCTTTAGTGTTGCCGTTAACGACAAAGAGCCGAGGGACGAATACAGCAGATACGAGCCGAGAAACGACCGCTTCCAGTTGGGTTCGGACGATGGGAACCGCAATAGAGGGGGCATTCGGCCAGGGGATACTTGTCCCACTGGTATTTCCTTCGTACAAGTCATTGTAGTAGTCCAGGAGTGTGTCGAAGTCGCTGCGATCGGAAAGGCTGTTTACAATTCCTTCGTAAACAGCAATGCCCATCCCCGCCCAGGCAGTATCGTCCGGTTCAAGTCCTGTCGGCCGAACCGGCGCTACTTCCGACTGCGGGAAAATCTCTGTTGTGATCTCGATGACGGGCCTACTTCTTCAGGAGGCGCTTTTTGCCCTTGGATTTAGGCATCTTGAAGGTTGCGCCGTGCGCGGTCCCTACGGCCTTGCCGCCTTGAACTGCGGTTTTTGTGCCAACCGCTGGCATTTTCTCAGTGGGCATCCCTTTGACTTTGCCGGGGGCTTTGGGCATCTTCGGCATCTTCATCTTAGCCATTACTTGCCACCCTGGCCCATTGCGCGACCGACTGAACAAGCATTTTTGCCAGGCATAAGTTTGCCCGAGCGCTTCGTCATCGGTGTCTGGAACATCATGGCCTGTAGGCCGGTACGCATCGGGCGGTTAGGCATCGAGCCCTGGCCCATAGACGAAAACAAATCCTTGGCACGGTGGGAACCGTCTCCCTTTTTCCCTTTGGCCATATCGGAACCCATAGACATTTGGAAAATCCATTCTAGAACGGTGTATACCATTCTAGAATACTACAAAACCTAGACCTTCGCAAGCCTAGAGTTGTTTGCACTGCCCCCGGCGTAGCACCCCATCTTAGCCCGAATGTCTGGGGCCTCGAACTTCTCCTCGAAGAAGTCGTCTTCGTCCATGAACTTCTCGTCGTCTGGGGTGGAGGCTCTCGAAATGAGGATGTGCGAGGCTAGGGAGTCGATCAGATCATCGTGCTCAACTTCGGGGTAGTCCAACATCTGCTCTCGTAGGGCCATGCAGGAGGAATCGAGAGTAAGGCCGCCGTTTTGTACGCGAGGCTGTAGAGCGGAAATTCGTCCGTACTTGGCTTCTTTGGACTCAATTTCTCTGATGGCCGGGCACTCGATACCAGCGTTTGCCAGATGTTGGCGCAGTAAGTACACCCACATTTCTTGACGAAAGACAGTTTCAACTCCGAGAAGTTGCGGCCTGTAACGCATGATGAAGCCGGCAATACGGGAGACGACGTAATCGGGGTTTCCTTTGACTCCGACGGCAGCGACGCACCACCAGTGGTCTTCGGGGTCGTTTCCGACAACGGTGACGCCGTGATCGTCAGAGGTTTCGCTAGGTCTGTGTCCTGCGGGGTCCCAGACCATTGTGGTATAGACAGGGATTTGTCCGTCCCGTACATGTATGAGTCCCCCTCCGCTAAGCGGGTCAATGAAGTATTCAATTGGCTCCATTCCGGCGAACTTGTCTTTGGTGAACATTTTCGCGCCGGCTTCGATCGGTTCGTTAAGATACTCGTTAGCAAAGTCCTTAGGCCCCATGAAGGCTTTTTCTGTGGCAAGGAACTTGTGAGTGAGTCGGCCGGGGAAGTACAGTGATCCATCGGGGTAAAGTGCTCCGTGTTTTAAGATGGCGAACATGATCGGCTTTTTGTCAGCCGTCAGTGCATCATTGATCTTATAGATTTTGCCGTAACAATCCTGGTTGTGCTTGCGGGTTCCTATGAGGAGCATCGTCCCGCCAGGGACTAGCATAGGGCTTGTGGCTGTAACGTGCTCCCAGACCTTAGCGCGCATGCCAGGAGTCTTTACATTCTCCTTGGACTGGATGTCATCCATCAGGACTACATCAGGATGGCTTCCGTCTTTGTTGATGCCTACAGCACAAGTGTCGACCGTAGGATCGTTAAGATTCTGCGTACGACTCGTGATGACAATAGCGTCTTCGGCCCACTTCTCCTCGCGGAACTCAGGAACCCAGTCGCCATACTTCTCCCGGAAGTGATCGTTCTTTTCCAGGTATTTTTTGATACTGTTAAGACGGTCTTTGGCAGCTTTGTGCGTGTGAGCGGAGATCAGGATACGAACATTGGGATTCTTCCACATCAGGAAGAGAGGCAACGCGATACCGCAGATGGTGGTCTTGAAGGTACCACGTGGAAGGAGGATTAGCTGGAAGCACTTTGGCTGGTTTACCGGAAACCGCATGTCCGGGAATATCTGAGCCAGGGCCTCGCAGATTTCCATGTGTGGCTGCTCTTCGAGGGTCATGCCAAGGTCGTCGTTGCAGAAGTTGAAGAACTCGCGCGCAACGAGTGGTATAGGACATGACGAAAGAGACGTCGAGTAGGTAGTTGTATACCCCTTAACGCCTCTTTTTTGCTTACGTGCTAAGGACTTCTTCTGAGTAAGCACTGCCTCAGTCGTTTGCCGTCCATGCAGAAGGTCTGTGGTTAGTAACTCTGCCTTAGAGGCGCGCGACGAGAGGCTCATGTCTCAGTATACCACGGACTAAGACAGTGTAGGGTAGAGTTGACCTTCTAGGGTATGATCGCCGAACAGAGCATCCTCAGGGATGATAAAACCGTATGTCTTGTACGCGAACACCTGGACGCCTTCCTCGGGTGCTGCGAACTCGTCTACCTGAGTGTAGAAGCTACGTTTGGCGTCAATCTGTGAGAAGTCTATCTTGTCGAACAATTCCTGGGGCAGTGGGTCTGTGCAGCGCAGACTGTACCGAAGCCAGGTGATACCATTCTCGTCAGTCCAGCGTGACCAGCGTGACCATTTTACGATCGAGGTTGATGGTGCGGGGGTGTTCAAAGGAGAATATCTTCCAGTGGGATCACTGTGTCGATTTCGCCGATGTCCATGATGGCCAAGGACCAGTTACCATAGTCGACATCGAATCCTTCGTGGATTGTCTCATACTGGTAACGTGGAAACGAGATCATGTTGCCGGCTTCGAGGGGTCCGACGTAACTGGGATGCAGTTTGTGGATGAACCCGTAGACTGGGGGCAGGTCTTTGGAGTGGCTGACCACTAGGCCACCAGTGATCGAACCACCGCTGGTCCAAGTCTCAATAAGGGCCATGTGCGGCCAGTAGGGAGTGTAGCGGGCGACCGCTTCAGTGAATGTCATTCTGGAAACTTAGCCATTTCTCGGCGAAGCAGGTCCTCGAAGACCTCGAATCCGTGGTCGTTCTCAAGTAGAGAGTCGAGTAAGTCGAATATTTGGTCGGCCCAGAGGGCTTTCTGGGCAAGTATGGCCATTTTTTCTGGTGTCATATTCTCTTGTAACCGTCCGTGTGGCTCTTAGGTTCCATATCGGCCATGATTATATGACCGGCAGGTCTATTTTCTTGTTTCCAGTTAGGGTTGCGAGCGTAAAATTCTACGTCTCGTTCTTTTTGCACGTCTTCGCGTGCTGCCTGTTTCTGATTCTGTGTGATTGACTTGCTCGGAGATTCGATGTCTGTCGGCGGGTGAGGGCCGGTAGTGCTTATCTCCTCGGCCATAGACTCCAACCCATACAACAGTAGCAAATGTACTGCAAACGAGAAAGATTTGTCCAATGTGAACGCTAATTTGAGTACTTCTCCTGCTACTGTGGGGTTGTAATGGGTCTTCCGGTCCCACAGACCGGGTTTGTCGTCTAGACCAAGCTTTGCAGCCTGTGCGATCGACGCTTTGATCTGGTTGAACTCTTTTATGGAGGATACGCCTCCTTCACTGTGGTCAATTCCCGCTATCAACAGATTGTCCGATACCTTGGCGGAGTCTTTCATCTTCTTGATCCAGGCGTTAACCATATCTACGGTCGATCTATCGAGTTTGCCCTTTGGTAGGAAGCGCACGCCGCGCTCCCCCATCCGATTCATTTCCTTGGCCACTTGGTGGGCCTGCAGCACCTTCGCTGCGAGTCGCTTGGCTTGTGGTATCTGCGGACTAACGGCGGGCACCCAGTGCTCTGGATGCCGGCACTGTACGTGTCTACGCATCTGAGGAGTGCCAGAGCCAGTCCACGGACACCACTCACAGGTTGTGAGGAGATGCAGATGGCACTGGCAGTCTGAGGGGTGCGGGTTAGCGCTCAATTCAGCACTTCTATTTTGATACACATACCAATAGGAATCGAGTTCACCCTCTCTATCTCTAGAGTTTTCTCGCACCAGTTGTTGGCCAGGCGATCATCAGTTTCACAAATTAGAATACAGTTAAACTTAGTACCTATGTAAAACCCTAGCGTTGCACGAATACACTGTTTATGCAAACCCAGATATTCCTCTATACTGAACCCTCCGTCGCTCACTTGGGCATCCTGCCAAGTAACGCACACCTTATTGAATTTTTTAAGACGCGGTAGTTTTTGCACGTTTCGACCTCTGATACTCTCTAGCTTTGGTTCTATTACACTCTCTGCAATGCCTCTTGCATGCTTTAGAGGTGTACGTGTTTTCGAGAGTATAAGCATGCCCTTGTGGGCAGCGTGTCTTGCGTGAGTTAAGTCCCACAGGACTGTTCCCTCGCACAAGATTTTCTCTCATGGTCACAGGTTCTAAGTGGTCTGGGTTGACACAAGCCCTATTGTGACAGAGATGATCCAAGCACAATCCCTCAGGGACGGGTCCTACACAAACCTCATAAGCCACTTCGTGGGCTTGATGATGGCGACCTGCCTTCCCGCCCAGCCAGAATGCACCGTACCCCCTGCGTGTGGCAGCAGACCAATTCCAGCAGCCATTGTCTAGTATTTCAAACTTAGGAAGAAACCTATCCAGGTCACTTGTTTTCATTTTCGTCCAACACTGCTTTGAGTTTCTCGGTCGCTGCCTTCAGCTTGGCGGTGGAGATCATCATATTGATGACTGCCAGTTCGAGAGCATCGTTCTCTTTGACAGGCGCTTCGCCC